TTTATTAACCCCTTAAAATAGGAACCAGCATGACAGAACAAACAAAAACAGCACCTGTATCATTATCTACATTAATGACTGCTAGTAAAACAGTCTCTATTGATTTTCCAGGAATGGACGGATTCGTAGTTGATCTTTGCTATCTTGCCAGAGAAGAGTTACTTAAACTTAGAAGCAAGTGTTTAAAGCAAAAATTTAACAAGAAAACGCGTGCATTTGAAGAAGTAATTGATGAAGACGCATTTTTAGTAGAATATGTAGCATCTGTAATAAAAGGTTGGAAAGGTCTAAAATATGATTATCTTAGACAACTTATTCTCATAGAGACAGAGAGTCTTAACTTAGAGGATGAACTACCTTTTACAGCAGAAAATGCAGAAATAATGATGAAAAACTCAAGTGACTTTGATACTTGGGTTACCGAGACAGTAGGTGACCTCGAAAATTTTACCAAGAACAAGTAGCTGAAATAGATAGGCTACTTGAGCAGTATTACAATGTAAACTCTCAATTTAAGAGTTATGATGAATATGTAGCAGTAATGGAACGATTAGGTAGAGAGCCTGATCCTTCTAAAGCGCCTTTGGAATTATATCATTTTCCATTTGAAGTGCAACAAGCAATATTTATTCATAACTTATTACCAGATAGATGGGACGGTATGAATGGTACATATTTAGGAAAAGATTGGAGTGCTTTAGATTTATTATTTAAAGTACATGAAGTAACTCACCCAAAAGACTTAATAATATACCTAAAATTTGTAGAGTATTATAACTCAAAGAAAATAAATGCAGATGCAGAAAAAGAAAGGAAAGCACGAGAACGTAAAATAAGTAGTTCTCCAGGCACAGTGGCAGTAAAAGGATAATGGCAAAGAAAAATCAAGCAGAAGTAGGTGTCAAGGTTACCGATAAAGGTAGTCTAAAAGAAACTGGACGAAAAGCAAAACAAACAGGAAAAGACCTAAAAGGAATGACAGATCAGTCGCATAGCGCTGATCGTGCAATGAAAGGTGTCTCTAGGCAATCATCTAATACCACCAAAAACTTCTCAAAAATGTCTCAGGGATTAACTGGAGGGTTAGTTCCTGCCTATGCTACATTAGCAGCAAACATATTTGCTCTAAGTGCAGCTTTCCGTTTTTTACAACAAGCTGCTGACTATAAAATCTTAATCGAAGGTCAAAAGCAATATGCAGCTGTAACAGGAGTTGCTTATCAAACTTTAACAAAAACAATACAACAAGCAACTGACGGACAAATTAGATATCAAGATGCTGCACAAGCTGCTGCGATTGGAACAGCCGCAGGGTTACAAGCAGATCAATTATTTAGACTAGGTGAAGCTGCGAAGCTTGCTTCTATTGCTTTAGGAAGAGATGTTACAGATTCTTTCAATAGATTAATAAGAGGTACAACAAAAGCGGAACCCGAACTCTTAGATGAATTAGGTATAATACTTAGATTAGATACTGCACTTGAAAGATATGCAACTCAATTAAATAAAAGCAAAAATGAACTGAGTCAGTTTGAAAAATCACAAGCCATCACAAATGATGTACTTGATCAAGCTGAGAAAAAGTTTGGTATAATTGCAGAATTAATGGATCCTGAAGTCAACAAGATAAACCAAATGGCAAAATCTTTTGATGACTTACAGAACTCATTCAAACTATTTATAGCAGGGCCCGCCGGTACTTTGGCAACTTTCTTTAGTGAAAATCTTTTTGCAGCTGCAGGAGCTCTTGCACTTATAGCTACTCCAATTATATCAACTATTATTCCAAGTTTTGAAGAATTTGAACAAAAGTCTGTGCGAGCAATATCTCGACATAATCAGAAACTAGATGAAGCTCGTGCTAAAGCGGCTGCTTTTTCAGAAGTAACAACTAAAGGGCAAGCCGCAGCAGCTAAAGGTTATGCAAAAAGCTTGCAAGGAGCTCAAGCACTTTCTATGGATGTATCACCTGGAAGACCTGGTTCAGCTATTGCGTCACTACAAAGTGGTGGAAAACTAACAGGTAGACAACTTGGTAATTTGAGATCTCAACTTACTCGAAGAGTAGGAATATTTAAAAATATGGATAAAAAAGTCTACAAAAATTGGAAAATGACTCTGGATAAGATGTCAATGGAACATAAAAAAATGGTCTCAAAAGTTGCTGCAGGAACACAGAAACTAAGATTTAATTGGCAAGCTACAAGTGCAAAAATTCAAGCTACTTGGGAAAAAGCTATGCTTGGTATTAAAAGAGCACAAACTGCAGTTGTAAGTGCTGCTAATAAAGCACTTGGAGCTATTGGTTGGATTAGTGTTGGGTTTCTACTAATTGATATTTTGAGACAAGCAGGTAGCTTTTTTGGTAAGTATGGCGACGAGGCGGACAACGCAAAATCAAGTGTTGAAAAACTAGCAGAAAGACAGTCAGAGTTGAATGATGAAATCGAAAGAATGTTAAAAGCAAGAAAACTTATGTTAGAAGGAGACGATCCTGCATTTAGAGTCCTTACACAACAAGCAGGAAAAATGCTTCAAAGTGCAGATATGATGCAATTAGAGGATTTAAATGAAGCAGATAAAAGGAATAGAAAGGATAGAGCTGCAGAACTTAAAAGAAATTCTTTAGCTTTTAGTACATCTGAGTTTCTAGGAACTTCTAAGGAAGCTGAACGAATTATGAAAGAAGAAAGACTTGCTGCCAAATTAAGAGAAGATTTAGCTGTAAGAATGGAAAATATTGCTGAAGGGAAAGGTTTTGGTGCAATGGCTGGAATTGGTGGTTTAATTAGAGAAGGTAAAGCTTTACCAGAGGATATGCGTAAATTCATTTCAACAGTTATTGAGGGTTCAAATGCAATTACACAACTAGATAATAGTGTAGACAAATATAGTAAAACACTTAGAGATAGTTTGGTTGGTCAAGCAAGTGGTACTCATAAATTAAATATGGCAATAAAAGAAAGATTACTATTAGAGCAAAAAGCAAGAGCGGCTGCGGTTGAGTTAGGTAGTCCTACAGCAGATTCCGATCGAAAAATAGCAGCCTTGAAAAAGCTTACTGAACAAATGAACACTTATATTTTAGGCTTAGAAAGTACAACACGAAGAGAAAATCAACTTAAAACAAAAGCCTCAGGTATTACACAAAGTCTTTTAGGAGGCACTGCAACAGGTAGCAGAATGTCTCAAAAAATAAAAATAGATTTAAAAGAGAATGAAATAAATAAGAAAAAATTAGAACTTGAACACCGTTTAAATACGGAACGAACAAATATGAGTGTTGCTGAAAAAGCCACATTTGATGACAAGAATCTAGCTATAACACATGAAATTGAACTACTGAAAAATGCTAAAGCTGAAATGCAAAAACAAATTGATCCCCTTAACCAAATAGGCTCAGCAGCTGTTTTAAATATCGAGCAAGGACTAGGTAATGCTATTGTGGGAGTGATTGATGGAACAAAATCAATGAAAGAAGGATTCTTAGATATGGCAAAAGCAGTTCTTGCAGCAATCGCACAAATTATTGCAAAACTCATAGCAATGCAAGCAATTGAATCTGCTGCAACCGCTTTTGGATTTACACTTCCATTTGCAAATGGTGGAGTTATTCCAATGGCAATGGGAGGAATTAAACCAAAAGGATATAGAAGTGGTGGAGTAGTATCAGAGCCTACTTACTTAGTAGGAGAAGGAAAATATAATGAAGCTGTTGTTCCGTTACCTGATGGAAGAAGTATTCCCGTAGAAATGCGTGGGGGTGGCGGAACTGCAAATGTTACAGTAAACATTTCAGCAGATGGACAAGCAACTTCATCTATGGAAGCAAATGGTGGAGATAGAGCCGCACAATTAGGTAGAGCTGTGTCTGTAGCGGTTCAAGAAGAATTACACAAACAGCAAAGACCGGGCGGAATGCTGAGCCCATTTGGAGTTTCATAATGGCACTAGGATTTACAGATTTAACAAGTACAGTTAGAAGGCCCGATAAGATGATGACTTCATCGTCTACACCAAATGTTTTATCCGCAAATTTCGGTGATGGATATGAGCAAAGACTTGCAGCAGGTATAAATAATCTTGCGCAAGAATACTCAGTACAGTTTCAGAATAGAACAAAAGAAGAAATAGACGATATAACTGCATTTTTTACAAATAAAGGTGGAGTTACAAAATTTGACTTTACAATACCAGATTCAAATAATAGTGGAGAAACCACTATTAAAGTAGTATGCCCATCATGGTCTCAAGCTTATAAATATGGAGATTACTATGGGTGTTCAGCAACATTTAGAAGAGTTTATGAATCATGACAAATACTGCAATACAAGATGTACAAAAACAAAATCCAGGATCAGCGTATATTCAACTTTTTGAACTTGCTCTTTCAAGTTCAAGTTCAGCATACTTTCATTCAGGATTAGAAGCTGACCTTACTACGATTCAATTTAGAGATCGAACAAGCCCTGGTACTATTCGTACATATAATGCTCTTCCTATTGAGATTGATGGAGTAAACTTGCAATCAGCAGGAGCTACTGCAAGACCTACAATACGAGTAGCAAATATTCTTTCAACTTTTGGAGATGCTTTAGGAGGTCTTACAAATGAGGACTTGTTGGGCAAAAAGCTTTATAGAAGAACTACTTTATATAAATATTGCTATGGACAATCAGGAGATGCAAATCCACCAGTTGAGTTTCCACAACAAATGTGGTTTATTGATAGAATTGCAGAAAAGACTCCAACACATATAACTTTTGAACTAGCTTCTCCTTTTGATTTAGCAGGTGTTCAACTTCCAAGACGAAGAATAACAGGAAATGCTTGTGCATGGAAATATCAAGGAGCAAGCTCAGAACTTTCACTTGCTAATAAAAGAGGTGGGTGTAATTGGAATACATATGGTCGAATCACAGATACTGATGGTACTGTTCGAGTTATATACTGTAATAAAAAAGATGAAGAAATAGTAACATCAAGTGCTACTTTTAATACAACAGTTTCGAGTATAACATTAGGATTTTATTACAGAACAGATAAAACAGGACTTACACAAATTAATACTAATGGAAGTTTAAGTGCGGGACAAAGTGCCTATGATTATTGGCAAGCTACAGTAACTACAAGTAATCCTGGTACTCCTTCAGATACGAACGCAAATTTTAGAAGAATTAGAGTATATGGTACTTATTCAGCTAGTACAACTTATAAAGCGTATACTGATCCTAACTATAATGAGTATGTAACTTACGATAGAGGATCAGACGATGACTTTGTTAGACTTTGGCAGATAAAAGGCAGCACACAAACTGGTAGTGCTCATAAAAGCACTCCTGATTTTGGAGATCATTGGCAGTTAGGTGACCAATGTTCAAAAAATGTAAGTGGGTGTGCAAAAAGATTTAGAACTAGTTTTGCAACAATAGATGGTAGTGTTCGTAAAACTATTACAGAAAAAGATGAAATGTTACCATTTGGAGGGTTCCCAGGAACTAAAACTCGTTCATGATAATAGAGCCTCATTTCGAAACTATAGTAGAACACTTTAACGCTGAATACCCTCGAGAAGGTTGCGGTGTAATAGCAATAGTACAAGGAAAATCAAAGTGGTTTCCTTGTAAAAATGTTGCAGAAAATGATGATGATTTTATAATTGATTCAAAAGATTATATAAAAGCAAGTTATCAAGGTGATATAGTAGCAGTCGTACATAGTCATCCTGATGCAAGTCCAGAACCAAGTGAAACAGATGTGAAGCAGTGTAATGGATTAAATCTTGATTACTATATAATTAGTATTCCTGAAATACAACTTGAACATTTAAAGCCAAACCGAGTAGACCGTCCTTTAATTGGAAGAGAATATGAATTTGGTGTTAATGATTGTTTTTCATTAGTACAATCATACTATCAAAAATTCGAAATTGAAATGCCAAGATATGCGTTTGAAGATAACTGGTACGATAAGGGACTTGATTACTTTGGCGATCTATGGCAAAATTATGAAGGGTGGAGCGAAGCAACTGATGGAAGTTTGCTTAAAAATGATTTATTATATTTTAATGTAGATTCAAGTGTACCAAATCACTGTGGAGTTTATTTAGGTGATGATTTACTTTTACATCATGCTTACAATAGACTATCATGTAGAGAATTATTATACCCTTTTTGGGGGAAGTATAAAACAAAAATACTAAGGAACGAAAAATGCAAACAGTACATTTAAAAGGAGAACTCGGAGAGCGCTTTGGCGAAAAATGGTCTATGAACGTAAATAAAGTTCAAGATATCTTTCGTCTTATAGAATGTCAAAGACAAGGGTTTAGACCTTATATACAAGAATGTATAGAGAATGAAATAGACTTTACAGTACAAAGAGGCGAAGAATTTATAGACGAAACAGAATTATTCCTATCATTAGGAAAGGAAGATATAATAGTAACTCCTATTCCTGCAGGTTCAAAAGGTAAAGTAGGAAAGTTTATAGCAGCAGCACTTTTAATTGCTACAGGCTATGTGCTTCTAACTAAGGGAGTAACTGCTGCATCAGTTTTTGGTGGAGGACAAGGGGTTATGGGAATAAAAGTAGCAGGTTATACACTGATGGCTTTAGGAACATCTTTAGGATTAAGAACTCTCGCAGAAATGATGCAACCTGATGCTGCAGAAGGGGAAGACGACTCACACTTATTTAGCGGACCACTGAATACTACTGTTCAAGGTGGTGCTGTTCCTA